CTTCAAGTACACATGCCTTCCACATTTCGTAAACATCGTCCTTGCACTCTTTAGCTATCTCTACCATCTCCGGATCGTCTTTGCCTTGTATCCACAACTTAAGTATATGCGAGGTTAGCGCAAGGTGTTGACTCTCGTCACGTGCTATCAACGATATGATTTTGGCTGAACCTTCCATTAACTTGAGCTCACCAAACGCAAAGCTACAAGCAAAACTCACGTAAAAACGCAGACCTTCTAGGATATTTACGTTCATCATTGCCAAGAACAACTTCTTCTTAACGTCGCGCATACTGCCGTTGCCTTTGAAGAACCACTCGTTAGCAGCGTCAGTAAAGGTGTCGTAGTACTTGGTTACAGTTTGTGCCCGAGCGATGATCTTCTCGTCGTCTAAGATTGTGTCAAACACTTCGCTAGGGTCAGCATACACATTCTTCATAATGTGAGTGTAACTGCGCGAGTGCAGGGTCTCGAAGAAGTCCCACGTCACTATGGCGCCTTCTAGCTCAGGTAAGCTACAATAGGGCAAGAACGCCAAACAAGGGCCTCTTCCTTGTACGCTGTCTAACAGAGTTTGGTACTTTAGGTTAGCTGTGAAGATGTGCTTTTGTTCTGGTCTGAAGTTAGCATAATCGCCTCTGTCTTTCTGTAGACTAACTTCTTCAGGTCGCCAAAAGTATCCTAGCATGGTTTGGTTTAGCTTGTCGAACACAGGAAAGCGGAACTGGTCGTATCGCTGTGTGTTTTGGTCTGCTCCAAAGAACATGTTTTCTTTGGTGAAATCTACTTTATCTTTATTAAAAACTGTCTTAGCCATTTTATCTTCCTTATCCTTCTATAATACAATCAAACACTTAGTATGTCAATCTTAAATACTACAGGCTGGACAGTCCTCTTCGTCATCGTCATTGCTGTTGTTCGCAGAGTAACTAGTTTGCATAGGATCTATAGCAGCTTGAGCATCGTGTAGGTAGTCGCGTACCCCGGTATCTACTAGAGTAGGCGTACTTGCTCCTACTCGCTGTGATGTTAGTTGTTCGGTGTCATCTTGTTCACTTGGGTCAGTCTTGTAATCGTATGTGTTCAAATAGTAACTATTTTTCCACCCTAATTTATACGTGGTTAGCAGGTCTTTCATTATCACACTCATTGGCACTTCGTTGTTCTCAAACTGCGTGGGATTGTAGCTCCAGTTACCTGATATGCCTTGATCAAAGAACTTCTGCATTGACGCAACAATGTTGATATAGCCTTCGTTGCTGGGCATGTCCCATAGCAAGGTATAGTGATTCTTTAAGCTCTGGTACTGAGGTACAATTTGCTTGAGTGGTCCTTTTTTGCTCTTCTTAACACTGAGGAAGCCGCGCGGCGGTTCAATGCCATTGGTTGCGTTTGACACAACCGACGAACTCTCACTAGGCATCTGTGCGCTTAGTGTGCTATGTCTTAGCCCGTGTTCTACGATGTCTGCGCGTAATGACTCCCAGTCATAGTTCAACGTGTTTGGAACAATAGCATCAAGGTCTTTCTTGTAGGTGTCAATAGGCAAAATACCGTCTGCGTACTTAGTAGCAGCAAAGCCGGTGCAAGCGCCGCGCTCCTTGGCCAATCCGTTGCTGGCTTTAAGCAAGTAATACTGGAATGCTTCACTTAGGTCATGTGTTAGCTTCCATGCTTCTGGGTCACTATATTGTACCTTACGCTTAGCAAGGAAGTGAGCCAAACCAATAAAGCCTACACCTAATGATCGCCGCGCCTTTGTAGACAACTCTGATGCTACAATAGGGTAGTTCTGATAGTCGATAATTTCTTCTAGAGCACGAACAGCAAGATCNCACAGGTCTTCTAGATCTTCTAGGCACTTGATGATGCCCACGTTGATTGCGCTGAGAATACATAGAGCAATTGCTGGCGGATTCTCGTCTACTATTACTTCTTCGTAAAAATATTCGTAATTCTCGTTATCTTCTATTTCGTTGTTGTTGACAAACTCATAAATTTCTTCAGACATTAAAGTCTCCTTGTTTTCTAATTAAGTGTAAACTAAGTCCTGTAGCATCTGCTGCTTCTCGCATACTATCATAGACGGAGTTGTTTATTTTAACCTTTTTGCTATACGGGTTGTCTTTTCCGTAATTAGCTTTTCCTGGTTTTCCTTTGCTAACCCAAGCTGTATATTCATACTCAACGTTTCTTTTGTTTGATAACTTTTTGCAGAAATACCCTTTGTGCTGTTTTACTATTCCTCTTGCAACTCTACTCATTGCTGAAGGATTTAGATGGTGGTTAATGCAAAATTCTCGCATATTTTCAATAACTAGTTCTTCTCTTTTAGGAGTTATAACAAACCATTGATCAGACAATTTCTTTTTTTGCTCTGTCTTCATGGGAACACCTTTGTTATTAGCTTGTTGTCCTTTTCTACCTTTAGAAATCCTAGAGTAGTATATCTTTGCTAATTCAGGATCACTGTGATGCGACCACCCCCGGCCTGAATAATTATGTAGATTATAAAACTCAACTGATCTAGCGGCATTGAATTCTATTAACATCTTTTGCTCCTTATTAAGAGCATCTTCTCTAGTTAATCCGGAACACAGAACTTCTCTAGCAAACAGTTCCGGATTGTTGTTATATATTTCGTTGAAGTAGTTACTAGAGGACACATATCCGTCATTAACGTTACCAAAATGTGATCCAATATATTTCATATTATTTTTAATGTTAGTCCATTCATAAACTATGCCAGTTTTCATAACGCATAAACTCCTTGTACTTTTATTTATGCATTATGCACGTTAACAGCCGTTAACGTGGGCTCGCGCCTTTCTTGGTCCCGTACAAGTAGCCACCGTTGTTTTTCTTAACTGCTTTGAACTTGTCCACGTTTTCTTTCCTAACCTTAACCTTCCGTTGCTCAGTTTCTCCTATGTCGTCGATGTGATCTAGTGGCTTAGTTGGCAGAGTAATTTCCTGACACAAATTTGACATGTATATTTTGTCTTTAAACGAACTGTGTGTGTTGGAATGGTCTACGTTCATTACGTAGATGCGGCCGGTCTCAGTTCGCTCTTTAAGCAAGTCGCCAAACAGTTCCATAGCAGGAATGCGTGTCTTCTTAATACTAGTAGCTCGCTCATACTTTTCGTACAGCGTTTTAAATTTGTCAGCATCACCAAAATATGCTTCGTATAGGTCAGGTACATCATGCGGAGAAAACAGTGTAATGTCTTCGTTCTTTAGCAATCGTTCGTACATGGTCTTGTTCAGCTGGATCGAATAGTCTAGCTTGCGAACGCGGTTGTCTTCTGTGCCTTTGTTGTTTTTAAGCACAAGGATGTCTTCAATCTCTTGATGCCACAACGGGAAATGAACAGTTGCTGATCCTCCTCGCACTCCGTTTTGTGTGCAGCATCGAACAGTAGATTCAAACTTTTTAAGAAACGGGACTACGCCAGTATGTGCTACTTCACCGCCTCTGATGCGACTGTTAACGCCACGTATGCGGCCTGCGTTGATGCCAATGCCTGCGCGTTGTGCGGTATAACGACCAATGGCCATGTCACTAGCAAAGATACTATCTAATGTATCGTCACAGTCTACTAGCACACAGCTAGCGAACTGACGAATGGTTGTGCGCACACCTGCCATTACAGGAGTAGGTATGTTGATCTTAAACAACGAAATGGCATCGTAATATCGCTTAACGTACTGCATTCGTGTGTCAGCTGGGTAATTAGAAAACAAGGTTGCAGCAATCATCATGTACATAAACTGCGGAGTTTCAAATAACTGCCCGGTGCTGCGGTCTTGTACCAAGTACTTGTCTACTACTTGACGCAAGCCAGCGTAGGTAAAGTTTTCATCGCGCCCGTGATTGATATATGCGTCTAGTCTAACTAACTCTGCATCAGAGTATTTTTCTAGTATCTCTGGGTCGTATACCTTGCGTTCGATGTTTTGCTTAATAGTGTCGATCAACGGCGTAGCAGTGTATTTCCCAAATACTTCTTTGTTAATGCCGTAGCTTAGCAGGCGTGCTGCTGCGTATTGATAGTTAGCTGCGTCAAGACTAATAAGATCGTTTGCTGATCGTACAAGTATTTCTTGTATTTCTTTTGTTGTCATGCCGTCATAAAATTGTAAGTTGGCATTCATTTCAATTTGGCTAGAGCTTACTCCTGCTAGTCCCTTACATGCTTCTTCTACGACAAAGTGAATGTTGTCTATATTTAAAGGTACTCTATCGCCGCACCGTTTGACGATGTAAATCCCATTTGACATTTATTGCTCCTGATTAGTTTAAGTTGTTAGTATGATATTTAGTGAAGCCGTGGCATCACATGTGTGTATTCAGAGTGTGCAGTTTCGGATAGTTTATCTTTAATTACACACTTT